CTCTTTCACCGTCGATACAGCTTCCCCCATTGTGGGCGGCATAGTCGCTGGCTTGATAGTCCATGGATCTTCTTCCTTTACTACTGGGATGTAAGTGCCGGACGTGTCCAACATCTTGGCCTTGGTCTGATCGATTGCGGCCTTTACTTCATTCGCTTTATTAACTTTGACCATTTCTTCTCGTGACGCTCGCTTTCCCTTTGTTGCATATCCTGCGTTAGCAAGCGCTCGACCGATAGCACTAGTCTCACAATTCTCCAGCGCTGACGTCGCATTAACGCCGCGCCCTTGAATGGTTTCTTCTGCAAGTCCCGTAGTCCAAGGCCGAATGTCAGCCTCTGTGCGATATATAGCAGCCTCAACAATAAAACGGCCAGCGGATTGATCAAGCAACTTTGTATGAATCTGTCCATCAGGGTGATCCTTCCAGAACTTAATAAGTCTTTCTTCTACTGTCTCATAATCTTCGAGGTTAAACATACTGCTCATCCCTTTCAGTGATTAGTTCACAAGCTAGTGCAAGGTAAGCACACGCGTCGATATAGGAGTCAACGTGATCGGCCGTCTCCTGAAGTCGTGCGAGTTTAACTTCGACCATCGCCAGACACGCTTGATGGTCTGAGATCGGTGTTTCAAGCATCTGCTGTAGTCGTAGTGCGATTCGAGTCTGATTGATACGAGGATGACCATATATTCGTCCTCGGTCTCCAATGATGTCAGTAGCTGATAATAGGACTTCACTTGCTTTCACACTCTCACCCTTTCTTTAGTTTCGTAGTAATCTCTCACAGCTTTACGCCCTTGCAGATAACCTACGCGAATGCCGACGATGCGGCCTACATGAAAATATAGTGCAGATAGCACAATCATTACAATAAAATCGCCTAGCGATGGATCGAACATTACAGAACCTCCATAACCTTGACCTTAAGGTATTGGCGCAGCTCTTCATAGTATGAACGGCTTGCCCACTCGGTTGGATAATCATGGCGGACAGTATTGAGGATCTCTTCTAACGCAAATAACTGCTTTTCATCGATGACTAGATTAACTGGCTTGACTTCTGTGTTTATCATTTTGAGCCCTTTTCTATGGATGCCCTTCATCCATGGCTCAACTATGACAGAAGGTCACGCGTGGTCAATAGAATTTAGATAACGAAATGGTAACGATTCTGCATCGTCAATGTGATCATCGATGTCGCGATCAAGCTCGTTATCTAGGTCGTCCATACCGCTTGCCTGAGACTACGAAAGTCCCATCCTTCTCGATGTAGATAAGATCAACCTGCACATTCTTGCCATCGACGTACATGATGGCGAATGCCTGTTGCCAGTTCGCAGACCCTTTCGTATAACTGGCCTTGCTAAAGTCCATAAGATTGCCTACTTCTACGCCATGCAGAACACGCCCTATACGGCCTCCAGATGCCTCTGAGAAGGACGATCGACCTGCCCTGTGTGTGTGTCCAGAGATGACTGACTTGCCATGTCTACGGGCTGCCTCAAGGGCTGAGAGACCCCCCTGTGACTTGATAGGGGTATGGTCGCCATGAATTGCGATCCAGTTAGGCGCGATGTTGTACGGCTTCTTATGAAAGGTAATCCCTAGCTCATCGAAGCGCATAAACTTCTCGAACCTAAGTTCCGGCAATGAAAGGAATGAGGGAATCTTACGCATGATCTGGTTGTACAACCGATCAGTATGATTACTACGCAGGCATTGCGTTACTTGTAGATCGTAAAGTACCTGAACAGCCTCATCGCGATCGTCTCCCAGAGTTTGCTCATAGGCTTCTGGCGTGCCTTCTGACCATTTCGAGATCGTGTTAAAGTCAATCTCATCTCCTATCGTAACTACTTCATGCGGCTTAAACTTGGTTATAAAACTAACTAGATTCTTGACTGCGTGTCGATCGTGGAAGGGAACCTGTAGGTCACTCACTATGACAATGCGCTTCATTAGTCCTCGTCGTCGTCCTCGTAGGGTATGGGATCCATGCGGTCGGGAATTGATGGCATAATCCATTCAGGATACGAGTCTCGATCTGTAATGATTGCTAAGCAGAGATCGACTGCGAACCCTGCCCTGCGTAGTGCGCGATACATCTCGTGCAAGCTAATAGCCCATGCGTCAAGCTGTGAGTAAGTATCGAGATCGATGACTTTCTTTCGTGCCATAATTAAAATTATCGCTCTAGAAGTATGTTGTAGATCTCATCGACACGCGAGTTAAGTCTCTTAATTTCAGAGAGAAGATGAGTGATGACATAACCTGCAAGCCCACCGATGACGGCAAGGCTAGCGAAGTAAAGAGTGAAGAAGTTTTCTTGACTCATTCTTTCCCGACTCCGAATGAGGCATCGTTAGGATTGAGCCAGCGCAGAATGACGGGTGCTACTGCTGCCGCGCCTGCCATCGCTAAGGTCTTAGGATCTGTTACGCCTGCCATGTATAGCGCGAGGGCAGCGGCCAAGAATGATCGAGCCCATGATGCTGCTAGTGATTTTGCTTGCTCCATTATTTTCCACCTATCATCGGGATATTGAACCAACTAGAGTCTTCATCGCCCTTGATAGTAAAGCTGACGTGCGCGTGATGATTATGCTTATTGATCCCATCATAAGGACGCCAAGCCCAAGCCTTTTTAGATGAGGCAATCTTGCCGTCGAAGATGATGTAACTAATTCTCTTATCGCCAGACTTTGCAAGGAGTCGAATCTGATCAACCAAGTCAGGCATGACATCGGGCTTCCTGTTTTTGCCGTTAAGGTCGCGGTCAACATCGATGGCACGTACCCATCCTTGTGCATCTGGATTATGATCAGACTTGCGAGCAGAGTGTCTCGTGTCACCGATCCAGCCGTCCGAAGTTCGATCTCTATCTGGGAATGCATCGTCTATCTGCTCTCGTAATTGGATGGCAGACTTTGAGAGTCTAGGCTTCATCCAAGTAGGAGCGCTGCTTCATCGGCTGTGATGCCTAGACGCTTAAGTACCGCTGCCTTAGCTTCGGCTTTTTCTTTTGCAGCATTTTCTATTTCTAGAGCTGTATTGGCTAAAGATTCAATCTCGGTCGGAGTTGCATTTCTAACTGAATGCTCGCCTGATACGCCATCAAATTCATAAACTTTTGTCATTAGTTAGCCAATCCGTAGATTCTGATCTTTCCTGTGATATTTCCAGAACTTCCTGCAATGCGAATTCCGTCGTATGCGGCCGCGCTACTGTTGATGTATCCATACTGCTGCGCTAAATTGTCCCCGCTTGCCATTCTTGAATTTACGCCAAAAGTAGCAGAAGACAACTGTGGTCTAAATAATGTCATGCTTCCAACTAGAGTGCATGCGCCGCCAGTATTGGCAGAAATTTCCCATGTTGTCTGTCCAGTAGCTGCAGCACCTCCGACTGTGTCGTATGTGTAAGTGGCTGAGGTTAGGTTGCTTCCACCTGATCGAAGTTGGGCAAATAGAACTGAGTTAGCCGTCTGGTCTAGTGCAATCTCAATCAGATAATTCTCATAAGTTGAGGTAAAGATAGAATCCGCTGTGACTTCTGTGACGCCTGAAGGGCTTAGAGTAGTGATCAAAGTTAAGCCACTAGCGGCACCGACGGCCACCCAAGCCGAACCCGAATAATACTGGGTCACATTGGTATCTTTTAGATAGGAGATCATCCCTTCTTGAGGGCTGGCGATAGCTGAAGTACGGGCTGCCGCATCGGCAAAGACCATTACGACTTGAGAGGCTAGATAGCCATTAGCGTCCGCTGCGGTTAAGACATCTCCCGTAGTAAACTCTTTATATCCTAGACCTGCTGCCATTGATTTTCTCCTAGTATCCTAATATGGATTGTCCGATTATACCGTAAGTCGGTGATCCCACTATCAATCCTTCAACTATTGGCTCAAGTGTTGTTACTGTGCACTTCATGCTGTTAGGGGTTATATCCCACGCCAAGCCCTGCACCTGCAAGGTCTTAACGATTGTCGAGCCGTCTGGCTGGACGTTAGTAATCTTGACATTGTCAAAGTAATCGAGGCCGATTATTGTGTCAGTTGGTACGTCTGTGTCCAATAGATCAACCGTCATCTGATCAATCCTGATTGTGGTTTCTGCACGGGTCGCGACATAAATCTTTGCAATATCTAAGACTTGAGCATCAGTCTGAGGGAGCATGTCTGTGATTGTTGTGCCATGAGGGAAGTATTTAGCCGATGAATCTGCATTGACAGAAGTCTGCGCTGTGCCGCCGATGCGTGTCATGCTTGCCTGATTGACGATCAGCTTGTCATCGAAAGCGTACTTAAGGTCTGAGTATGGGATGCCTGTAGTCTGATTGAACTCAATCGGAGCAGCCGCTAGAGAATTTACTACATCGCTGCGATCCTTAAACTCTGCTGTGCCATCTGGCAACATGAAGAATGCGCCCTGCTCTGCGAACTCTGCCGCCTTGATGGCTGCAAGGGATGTGCGAGCTGTGGCAGGATCTGCTTGAACTGTCGTCGATCCTGTGTCAGTAATACGCATCGATGTAGGGAATGAGACTTGATCTAGGATCTTTGTGATACGAGTGCCAGTGGTCTGTCCAGCAGTTGCGCCTGTAACCGTAGAGACGTTAGCCATCTGAAAAAGTCTAAACGCATCCGAGCAGACAATATCGACGTATCCGATCTCCTGCCCTGTCGGATAGTAATATTTGTAGGTGTCAACGTATCCAGAGAATAGGAACTCCTGCGCGGTTGCAGTAGTAGCAGCTACACGAATCTTGCGGAGTGGAGTGAGATAGCCAAAATAAGGGGATGCCGCATTCTGAGGGTTAAAGTAAGAGTCAGGGTCTAAGACTCGAACTGTGCAGTTGCCAGACTCGTAGGTGTCTCGCATGATATTGCGTCCACGGCTGATCTTGATCGATCGAGTGACGCTGCTGAGGTCGACTACTGGATCTAGTACTGATGATGCTGCGAATGTACCTGTGCCAATGACTCCATATTTATCATCGCCAATAATAAAACCGAGGCCGAATGTAGCACCTTGGCTGAAGTCGAAAGATACCGAGATGGTGGCTGGAAGTGTCATTCGATTGCTACTGCGCCCTTATTGCGTGATCGATTAACTTGATTAAACGATCCAGATAGCGATCCGTTAATCTGTGAATTAGTAATCGCACCGCCAACGATATCTCCATCTAGATAGACCTGAACGTTAATTAACTTCTGCTCTGCTACCTGTCCAGCATTAACAGCGGCAGCCAATTCCATTTGTGCATCTGAGAAGGTAGAGGATATAGGGACAGGTGTTGTGCCTAAGGCTGAAACTGTGACGCCTAAAGAAGCTGCTGTCCAAGCCAGAACATCATCTGGGATCTTCCAATTCTCGTAAGGATTAGGAGCCTTAGGAGTAGCAAGTAGGGCAGCGTTCAGGAGAGCGTTGCGTTTAGTAGCAGCATCTAGTTGGTCTGCTAATTGAGTTGCTAGAGTTGCATTACCTTCAAGAAGTGCTTTCTGCAATAGCAAAGAGATGCGATCGGTTTCGCTGATCTTTCCCTTGAGTGCTGCCTCAATACCAATAGCGTCTAGGTTAAGAGTCTTCGAGGCTTTATCGAGTGCAGCTTTCTTCTTGGCTTCTGCGAGAGTCTTTGTCTGCGCTGCTGCTAACTCTTTGGCGCGCTTGAGTGCGTCTGCTTCTGCCTTCTTGCGAGCTGCATCATTCGCTGGAGTGGTATAAATGCCAATAGGCATGGATCCGAGATAGCCCATCTTGATGCCCTCGAATGAAGCTCTAAACATCTTTTCTTGAATGTCGATAATCTTGACTACTTCGTTCTCATAATTGTCGAACGGGTTAAGTGAGGCAAGGATGGCTTGGTCAGATGTTAAATAATAAAGTTTCTTAAATCCGAACACGGCTGTTGCAACCATGCTGGCGATCTTTGTCGCTAGGCCTTCAATCTTGGCAACGAACTCCTGAGGATCTCCAGCTGCGAAGGCTGCCACTAGAGACTCGACTAGAGCTCCGCCGATCTTCTCTGAGGCTTCTCCAACGGCTGTATTAATTAACTCGAACTTGCCAGCGTATGTGTCAAGATAAGCTGCATTAGATCCCTTAAATGTAGCAGCGAACTTAGACTGTACATCTGCAAAACTCATAGTCTTAAGCTCAGCCTGAGATAGTCCCAGAGCATACTTGCGCAGTCCCTTAGTGTTTCCAACGTAAGCCATTGAAAGATCATTAACTACAGTCTCGTAGTCCTCGCCAGAGCCGCGTGAAATGTCTAGGGCTTGATTAAGCAATTCTTGAGACTTAGTAACCGATCCAGTAGTCTGCAATAGTTTCTGCATTGCCGGACGCAGTTCATCATCTGTAACTCCAGACATAGCAGAGAGCTCGCTAATAAAACTTTCAATGCGAACTGACTCAAATCCTAAACCAAGATTCTTAACCGACATGGCTAGACGGCTGGCTGCCTTCTCGTCTTCCATAAATGCCTTAGCGGCTTGTTTACCAAATTTAACTACGGCGGCAGCTGATAGACCAATTCCTAGCGCGCCTGCTAGTTTCTTAAAAGACTTAGAAAGTTTCTTGACATCCTTGTCGGTGTCGCCCAAGGCTTTCTTGCCTTTGTTTTCGACAATTATGGGGATTCTTAATTCAGCCATTAGTTGCCACTTCCATTAAACTTAGCGGCAGCCTTTTCAAGCGCCTTGATAACTCCAGCCTTAGCCTTGCCTTCGTCTTCTTTATAAGCCTTAAACATTGCACGTCCAGACATCTTGCCAGAGCCTGTTAGGTTGCCCTGCAATCGTGGTGTGAAGCGACCAGACATGCCAGACTTACGTCCAGCCGTCTCAAAGATCGCGCCTGCCGCTGTCTTATTGTGGATCGATACAGTCGCAGACCATCCCTCGCGGTTAGGCTTAGTCGGTGTGAGTTTATAACCTACGCCTCGACGTGCCTCGGTTGCATCGTACATCGGAAAAGTTGCAGTCTTAACTTCATGCTTAACGAATCCAGATGGCATTGCGCTGTTAGATGGCATGAAGCCTCTAGCCTTTTTTACTAGTGGCTTTAAGAATCCGACCATCTCATCTCGTGTTGCTTTGTCTAGATCAGGAGAGAACTTCTTTAGGGCTTTGCGAAGCTCGTTAGCGCCTTTTAGCTCTGTAGGCATCGCTCTGCTCCTTTGCTCTATCTTTCAACGCTTTCAGTAACATCTGGAGCATTGTCGAATCTAAATCAATTAAGTCTTGT